GGATCGACGTAAGGCCGTTTCTAAGGGTCATTGGGAAGCCACAGAGCTATTCAATGGGGTTGCTGGATTCCATCTGAACGCACTGTACAGCCCTTGGTCGGTTCTATCGGACGCAGCGGAAGAGTTTCTAGCCGCCCGCAAAGACCCGATGCGCCTAAAGACGTTTGTGAATACCTTTCTTGGCGAGACATGGGAGGATCAGGGAGAGGGTGTAGACGACCTATCGATCTACGAACGCCGCGAAGAATATGACGAAATACCTGAAGATGTGGTTTTGCTGACGGCTGGCGTTGACGTTCAGGATGACCGCCTTGAATGCGAGATTATCGGCTGGTCAAAGCAGGAGGAATGCTGGTCTGTCGGTTATCATATCATCTACGGTGACCCATCATCGCCTAAAATCTGGAAGGATTTAGACGACATCATAGGCACAACCTACGAACACCCTAGCGGCGAAGAGTTGGTTGTCCGTGCCACCTGCATCGACTCTGGTGGTCACCACACAAGGGCCGTTTACAATTACGCCAAGACTCGGCAGCGAGTATTTGCCATCAAAGGGGTGGGTGGCGAAGGTAAGCCTATCGTTGGCAGACCTTCAAAGAACAACATTGGCAAAGTTCCGCTTTACGGTGTCGGTGTTGATACGGTGAAAGAGCTTCTATATTCGCGTCTGCGTATTGATGAACCCGGCCCCGGCTATTGCCACTTCCCAAGTGAGCGTGACCCAGAATACTTCAAGCAGTTAACCGCTGAACGCCAAATCATTAAGTATAACAAGGGTTTTGCGCATAGAGTTTGGGTGAAAACACGCACTAGAAACGAAGCTCTCGACGTTCGAGTTTACGGTATTGCAGCACTTGCTATTTTGAACGTGAATTTGGATAGCGTTTACAACAAGTTCTATGCTAATGTAGCTGTCAAGGCACAACCTGTGGCAAGGCCCGAAAAGCCGCACCCATTGGTTGATCCGAAGAAATTAGCTAGAAGACCGGGATCGGGTGGCTTCGCTAACAGTTGGAGGTAGAATGGCTAAGGCTTCTAAAGTTGTTGCTCCTTCTCTTCGACTGAAGCGCAGAATTCGTCGTCCGGGCCGTCACTGCAAACGGCTCAAGAAATGTCAGCGCACGAACTCCGCTTTTTTTGGGGGTGGTAATGGTTAACCTGTTTAGTCAAGACAATGCGCTGGCTAGTGAGCCTACAAGTGTTGTTGCGGGTACTCTTGTGCAGTGGAAGCGGGCCGACCTATCGGATACCTACGCTCCTGCATCCTACGATTTGATTTACAATATCCGCCTTCGTAATGGGGGCGGGGTTGACAAGGTAGTTACTGCCACGACAGCGACTGACGGGTCGTTCCTTGTCACCCTTAATTCAAACATCACCAGCACGATGGCTGCTGGTGCTTATGTTTGGCAAGCGTTTATTAGCCGTAAAAGCGATAGCGTTAAGGTGCTTGTTGCTAACGGTGATATAGAACTTCTTTCTAACTTAGATCAAAACGGCGCTGACAATCGGTCTCATGCGCTAATCATGGTCGAGAAGATTCAGTCGCTGCTTGAGGGCCGCGCTGATAAGGATGTTTCCAGCTATAGCATTCAGGGCCGCTCTTTGGCTAAGATGAGCATTACGGACCTGATGATGTGGCGCGACTACTACCGCAAGGAAGTCGCAAAGGAAAATCAGGACGCTCTAATCGCTGCTGGAAAAGCCAGTAATGCGACTGTTAAAGTGAGGTTTCGGTAATGGCATTCTGGGACTTTCTGAAACCCGCTATCGTCAACAAGAACGAAACACGCCAGATCAAGCAGCTTGGTAGGCGCAATTATGCCGCTGCTAATCAGGGGCGGTTGTTTGAGGACTTTAAGGCCAGCAACCGTAGCGCGGATACTGAACTTCGTCCCGCCCTCACAGTTCTGCGTAATCGTGCGCGTGACCTTTCCCGTAATGACCCATATGCCCGTCGATTCCTAAACCTGATGCGCGTCAACGTGGTTGGCGATTACGGTCTAAACCTTCAGGTGAAGGCTCGGAACGCTGACAACTCTTTGGATGTTATTGGCAACGATCAGATTGAACGCACATTTGATGACTGGTCGCGCTCTTGCACGGTAGATGGTCGCATGACTTGGGCCGATGTGCAGAAATACTGCACCGAAGCCATGAAGCGTGATGGTGAAGCATTTGTTCAGATTGTGCGCGGGCCTTCGTTCAAATACGGTTTTGCTCTCAATATCATTGAAGCAGACCTTATCGATGAGCAGAAGAACCAGAAGCTGCCGAACGGGAATGACATCCGCATGGGTGTTGAGCTTAACCGCTATCGTCGTCCTGTGGCTTACTGGGTTCGTCAGGGCCATCCCGGAGACTATGATTTTACTACGCTAAATCAATCAGTTAGCGTTCGTGTCCCTGCGGAGCAAATTCTGCACTACTACTCTCCGACCCGTGCTGGGCAGACACGCGGAGAGACAGCATTTGCGCCGATCATGACGGCTCTCAAGATGATGAACGCGCATCGTGAGGCTGAATTGGTTGCAAGCCGTATCGCTGCTGCCAAGATGGGTTTCTTCACATCTGACACTGGCGACGATTTCAACGCTGATGATTACGACGACACCGTTCCGATCATGGATGTTGAGCCGGGGACAATGCACCAACTGCCGAAGGGGGTAGATTTTAAGGCATTTGATCCGACGCACCCTGCGACAGCGTTTAACGACTTCCAGAAGGGCATCCTGCGCGGCATTGCCTCTGGTCTTTGCGTTAGCTATTCGAGCCTGTCTGGTGACCTTGAAGGCACTAGCTATTCCTCAATCCGTCAGGGTGCGCTTGAAGAGCGTGATTTCTATCGGACTGAGCAGCGGTTCCTGATCGACCATCTCGCATTTCCGATTTACGAAATGTGGCTGCGTCATGTGATGGAATTTGGTTTTATTAGCATCCCCGTGACGAAGTTCGATAAGTTCTTTCAGGCGACCATCTTCCGTCCGCGTGGCTTTAGCTGGATCGATCCTCAGAAGGAAATGGCTGCTGCTGTAACTGGTATGCAGAACGGTCTTCTGACACCTTCTGAGATTGCAGCACAGGATGGTCGTGACATCGATGATGTCTACAGCACTTGGCAGCGTGATAAGGAACTCGCCACCAGTTATGGCTTGTCATTAGCCTTCGAGCCATTTGGCGGCAATGAAGCGGCTAAGGGGATGTTGCCACAGGATGGAGGCCAAGATGGCGAACCAACCAACTGACGGCATGAAGACTGAAGCGCAGCGCGGCCTTGATTGGCGGCGCGAGTTTGGTCGTGGTGGCACTGAAGTTGGTATCGCCCGTGCGCGTGACATCGTGAATAACCGTGATCTGTCTGATGATACGGTGAAGCGGATGTATAGCTTCTTCAGCCGTCATGAGGTCGATAAGCAAGCAGAAGGGTTCCGTCCGGAGGAAGATGGCTATCCGTCAAATGGTCGTATCGCTCATGCTTTATGGGGTGGTGACCCCGGATTCGCTTGGGCTAAAAAGATTGTAAAATCACTTGAGAAAGAGCGTTCATTTGCGTCTCTTCTTCTCACGTTCTTGCGCACAGAGCTTACATCTGGTTCTGAACGATCCATCAGTTCGTTTTTCAATGATAGCATTATCAGCTTCCACCTTATGGCCTCTCGTGCAAACTCTGAGTTTGTGAGCGATGAAATTCTTGTTTCTTCCCCTGCGCAAATTCTCGCCAACAGAGACGGGTTCAAGATGCGCGGGATTGCAACAAAGCCTATTGCGGCAAATGTGATCGAGATGCTTTCCTGTGGGGATGGGACCGATGATAAGCTCATAGCTGAAGCGATGCGCTGGAACGTATTTTTCCTGCCCACGGATTCCGCAGACAACGAAATTCCCGTATCCGTTTCTGCTCTTCGCTCCAGTCCATTGCCAGCAATCGCCTTTGCTCACGCCCTTAGAAACCTTCATCCAGAATCGTTGACTAATGGGTATCATAACGCTTCCTCCAATTCACACCCAAACGATGGCACAGGCGGAAAAGATGGTCAATCCCATTATGATGACGCACGTCCCTATCCGAACGAACACGCAGCACGGCTTAATAATCCTGATAAGTATGATAGCTTTCGTCGTGACAATGATGCTGGTGGTTCCGGTATTGATTTTATCTTCGGCATCCTTGCTGATGGCGGCACTGAGCTACAGGCTATTCGTTTTGATAAAAATCGGTATACTGTCGCTGAAGCTAAGGCTTGGCTAAGGGACCATGACCATACGCCGATAATGTTTGAAGAAGCCACTGGAGAACGTGAAATGGCTGATGAAGAGTTGGAAACACGGGCAACGGTAAAGGTCGAGATTGAAATCGACACTTCGGATACGCCTATGGAAGAAGATCAGCCAGAAGTTAGCGTTGAAGACGTTGATACGGCTGTTGAGATTGCCGACGCTCTTGACCGCAAGGCTATTCCTGAGATTGTTCATCGCGCAAATGCGATGGATGCAAAGGTCATTGATGAGGCAACTCGCTCTGTTCACATTGCAGTATCATCTGAACTTGGCGTTGAACGTAGCTTCGGCAAGGAAATTCTAGACCATAACGAAGGCTCAATCGATCTTGAGTTCCTGCGTTCTGGTCGCGCACCTCTGCTTCTGGACCATGATCCTGAAAAGCAAATTGGTGTTATTGAATCTGTGAGCCTCGACGGTGACCGTGTATTGCGGTCAAAGGTGCGTTTCGGTCGATCCGCACTTGCTGAAGAGGTGTATCAGGATGTTCTCGACGGTATCCGGGGCAACGTCAGCGTCGGCTATCGCGTGAACAAAATGGAGCGGGATGCGAACGATAAGAATGCTTATCGCGTCAAATCTTGGTCCCCAATGGAAGTTTCCGTTGTTTCTATCCCTGCTGACCCGTCAGTTGGTGTGGGGCGCAGCACGGTAGCTCCCGAACCCGAACCTAAAGTTGAACCATCAGTTAAGAAGGACACTACTATGTCTGAAGTTAATCTGGATGCGGTTCGTGCGGAAGCCACCAAAGCTGCCGCCGAAAATGCCGCCGAAATCGTGAAGCTGGGTCAGCGTCACAACAAAGCCGACCTTGCCGCTGCTGCTATTGGCGCTGGCAAGACCATTGATCAGTTCCGTGGTGAACTCCTTGAAGTTATCGGCAACGCGCCACTCGACAACAAGGAAATTGGTCTGAGGA